CTTGACCGGCAACAGCTTCATTCAAGCTGAAAGCCGAACCACCGTTACCACCGTAGGTGTAACCGTGCTCTTGTAAAACAATTCATTTTGTTACTCTGGTATCTCTACCAGGGGGTCACTTCTTCGAGTTACCCTCACTGCCTTTTTCTATACGCAGTGTTCAGACTTTCGCATCATCTTTCTTATATTTAAAAGATGCCAATTCATTAAGTCGTTCACGGTTTAGTGAATATTTAACAATTAAAGAATCTGGTATAATATCGACATTAAATTTAGTCCAGTCATTTTTATGACAAAGATTAAAATGAACTTCAGTACTTACTGTAATAAGATTATCAGAATCAAGAAAAGCTTCAGGTTTAACCCAATAAGGAATTAAATGATGGGCGTGTAAATTACCAGTTTTACCAGTAAGTACACATTTATAACCATCTCTATTAAAAACAAAATTACGAACTTTAGTAAATTCATGGATTTTATAATCTCTAGGTCTACGTACATATTTACCATGTTTGTAGTTAGGATTACGTTGTCCAACTCTTTCTTTTGTTTTTAAACCAATTTTCTTTCTAGTTTCTTCAGAAAAGACTTTGCCCTTATTTGGTGCTTTTACTTCACCGGAGGTATATTGTTCTTTCTTAGTTTTACTAATCTTATTCTTAATTTCTTCAGTTCTATCGTATTTACCGCTCTTTGAATTATCTCTTTCTAAAGCTGCTAACTTTTGAGTCCTAAGCACTCCTGCATTCTTTAAAATGCGTTTTACAGCCGTAGCTGATACATTATGAAGTTCTGCGACTTTATACGCACTCTTCAAAAATAGATAATCTTTCTTCAAGATTTCTACTGGAATGTTATCTGCTATCTTATTCATTAATTCCGCCTTGTTATCTTATTATACTTTAATAAGAACTCCAAGTCAATTAGAATCGGTTTTCCTAATTAAATTAGGCCGCAATCTTTACGGGTTGACGGAACGAATCACCAAGCTTAGAAGCTTTTTGAAACGAAACCATGCTCAACAGTTTTACATTGTCAGGGATGAGGTTGATTACTTTATCCGCATAAATGCGTTTAAAGAGGCCGTCTAGTGACGACACAATATTTTCTGTAGCCATTTATTTTCCTTTTGCCATTGTACATAAAAGTACATATGGACTTTTTTAATTTAGTAACTTAGTTTTTGTTTATTTTAAGTCTGTATGATTTTTGAGATTTTGATACCATAAGTCCGATGGATATTATGGGTCTAGTCCTGATTATACAGGCTCTAATACTAATTTGTTAAGCATAGTTAATAACATAAAATAGCCCCAGTTTCCCAGGGCTACTCCACCAGTCAAACTGTAAGGTTTAACCCTTACCTTTCAACCAATCGCTGATTTTAACCTTCTTAGCTTCTGGTTGCTTCTCTTCTTTAGGTTTAGCACCAGTATCTTTTATGCTAGAAAGACTAGGAACTGCTGCCTTGATTTTAGCCAACTGACGCTTATTAAGACGTTTGATATTGTCAGAACCAATGAGTTCTTCGATCAAGTCTTCTGGAGATACAGAGAACATATCTTTCAGATCTTTGTGCATCTCTCTACGTACAATAGCCAAAGCTTGTTTAGGTGATACTTCTTTATCATTTTCTAGACCAGACAACATAACATCACTCATACGCTTCAGGATATAAGGTGTCTTAGGTAATCCGCTAGTCTCAAGGGCGGAAGCTACTTGTTCTTCAAGTTCTTGTTCTGTCTTCTGAACTAAGCGATTATATTCGTCTGTTCTTCGAGCTTCTTCTTGTTCCTTGTGGAATTTACGAAGTTCTTCTAGTTCACGTTCAAGCTTTTCCTTTTCACGTTGCTCTGGCGACTTCAGCTCTTCTTCGATTTGTTCGTTGATGATCTGTTGAGCGAATGCCTTAAGATCTACACCGATAGAAGGATCTGCTAGTACAGAACGAGGATCGGTCTTTAGCATTTGCAAAAATTGAGCTAATTCTTTCTTAAGTTCTGATGAGGTCTGAATCTCTTTACGTGCTTTCTTAGCGAGTTGGAGTTCACGTTGAATATCTTCATCAGTTCCTTCCCACTCTTCTTCTTTACCGTCAACTTTAAGTTTGTATTTATGCTTAGCCTTAGCTAGTTCTTTCTTGGCTTCTTCTTTATCGGCCTTAGATTTAGCTTCGTCTACTTTCTTTTGTGCGGCTTCGACTTGAGCTTTGGCGTCCTGTCCATCGGCCGATGATTCTTCACCCGCAAGTGATGCTAATTCTTCAGGACTAAGATCCTGTTCTGGCGCTTTAGCTTCTTGGGTTCCGGCTGGTGCTGCTTCAGGTGCCGCTTGTGATTGTTCTGACATTTGTATATCTCCTTGTTCTTATCCCATTAGGGGTAAAGTTAAGTTCACCATCCGACCATCGGGTAGGTGTTTAATACTAGATTAACCTGTTATAGTTTCCATTCCTTCTATATTTTTTAAATAATCAATATAATACATAAATTTATAACCAAGATGAGTTTTTCTTCCTATTTGCTTCTTTAAGATACGACATACATTTATTGGATTAAAACCATAATCTCTTAATTTTCCTTTTTTAATAAAAATGGTATCATTATCTTTTATTGCAACTATATATGGGTATTCTGTTATATCCGTATTTTTATTACTATTTAAATATTCTTCTTTTGAGATTTTATACCATTTATAACCTTTATATTGTAATTCACTATCAACTCTATAGTATACTATTCCCTGATTAAATCCAGATGGTAAACTATTAAATGATATAAAATAATATTCATTTCCATCAAAAATTGATACCGCTTTTATTGGACATGACATTTTTAATTTATGCTCTTCTGTTAAATTATAGGAATTGAATCCACCTTTTAGGATATTGTAGCCATTAGGATATAATGTATTGTACTTTTCAATATAAAATTGTTCTTTATTACTTAATTCTTCTATGGTTGAAGCTGAATCTATTTCATCTATTATAAACTTATCTTTACCATATTTTCTAATCGCATTACACATATAACTTGTTTTAGATTGATCATAAGTAGCCTCTATATGTCTCCTAAATCTAAGTTTTAATGATGTAGTAGTTATTCCTATATACATCATTTTTGTTTCAATATTAGTTATTTTATATACAATCATTATTGACCAGTGTATGTTGCCATTTGTTCTTGTGGTGTAATTGGTTGTTCGCTAAATTCACCAGGTGGGGTTGGGAGTGAAGGTTGTGCCAATGCTTGCGCTTCTTCAACTCCGGTTGGAGGTGGTGCTAGATTTTGTGCAGTCTGGTCCATACCTTCAGCTTCTGCTTGATTTGGAGCTGGAGGTTGACCTGGTGCTCCGGGTTGCATTGGGGGAGGCTGTAGGCTCTGTTCGCCAATTAGGTTCAACAGATTTGGATCTACATTCTTAAGCATTTCAATGTGCTGTTGAATATGATTGAGTGTCGATTGAACTAGCATTGGATCTTTTCTGAGTTCTGTATCATACAGAATTGACTTGTGTTCTTTAATATGCTCAGCGTGAGAATCAATAGCCAAAACTGGCACTTCTTCACCTTCAGATAATCGCTCATTCTCGTTTTGAATAAGAAGAAGCTCGTGTTGTTGACCTTGGGTCATTGTATCCAATTGTCCGTTGTTCAACACATTGAAGTATTGCTCGGGATTATCAACCATTTGATACTGAAGTAAGTCTGTAGCAATCTGTAATTTACCGGCAGTTGTGCGAGATACTGGGTTACTAACATCAACGATAACTCGATTAATGTTGCTTAGGTCTTGTCCTGTGAATTCCTTAAGGTAAGTCTTATTAGATTTACCAACAATGGCTGCAACTCTAGGTGCTTGAGCGAAATCTTGTAGAATCTTAATAGTAGATGTGCCGATACTCTCAACTAGGCGCACGTAAGACTGCTGAAGACCAGAAGCAAACTGTACAGCCTGTGCTTGGATGAGAGCAAGAGCAGAACCCGAACGAAGGTTAGATGATGGATCGCCTCTAGTTACCTGGTTGATACCGGAGATAGTTTCCATAGTCGCTTCGAGTTTATTTAACATGTCGAAGATTTCTTTTGGTGTACTTGTAAGATTTAGAGCTGCAGGGGCACCAACGCCTGAGTTGTATTCGATAAGATTCAATCCACCGGCGAGTTCTGTAATATTAACATCAGCACCGCGAGGGATCATTACGTTTTGAACGCCAAATGCGTTCTGGTTAGTGATAATAATTGAGTTAAGCATATTGATCGCTTCTTGAATTGGAAGCAAGTCAAACATAATAGTATAACCAAATGGAGTACCGATTGTACGAGAAGGCATAATTGGAAATACAGGAATCATTCTATATGGAAGTGGAACGTCAATAGGAATTGCCTTACTATTGATGAACATAATGTAACGACCATCGGGACAGGCATCAGTTCTACTGTGGAAGAACTCATAAATTGCAATATCGTCTGTTTCCTGTGCGGTATTAGTAGATCCGAATTTAAATAGCTGATCGGTATCCTTAGTTTGAATATTAAGGATCTCTTTTTCGTACTCGGGAAACTTAGCAATCAAATCATATTTATTCTTGTATGTCTTGACGATAAGCCAATCGTGTTGATCTGAATCTGACTTATAACAATCACGAATAACATCAATTGGGGTCAATGCTCTGTATCTAATATCACCATTGTAAATATAAGTCTTTGTTTCTTCATTGAATCCGTAAGTATCACCAGCCGTTGCGTCCCACTCAGCCTTAACCCAACCCTCAGATAGTACAATAGCATACTCAACTGCCTGCTTGATTACATCTTCTAGATTCTTTTCACGCATATAATAATCAAGAAGACCGTTAGCGAGAGTTGTCTGAGTTAATGATTTATAATCAGTATTTAGTGATCTAGCAGACATTGCTGGTCGATTTGCTGTTGTCATATTCGACATATGCATACCGATGTTACGATAATGGTTGACTGGAAAGCGCATTAATTCGCCCTGATCGCCAGTTGGTTTTACTTTATGAGAATCTCCATTAAATTGATCACCATCAAAATCCCCATGATAAAAGGCTCGACTTCTATGAATCTTATCAACAAGTCCTGTGGTAGTTAATGAATTCTCCCAGCTACTAATCTTATCTTCCAATACTTCAACACAGCCCTTAGTGCTTTTACTGCCAAAGTAAAGTTTAGAATCATCTTTATTTTCATTATCTGCCATAATAATACCTTTAAACCTATTTGTTATTAACTATTTATTACCTTTTTTGAAGAAAATGCCTTTAATTGCCATATGTTCTTTACTTAACTTAGTCATTCTACCATGCGCAAATTGAGTATCTAAATCATACCCCTGGTTAGGGAATGGATTCCTATTCCAATGTACGTTACGTACCATATAAAGTAAACAATCAACTAAATCGAAGTGACCATGCATATCACTACGCTCGTAACTGCTCCTACGCTTATTCCACATAGCCGTTTTAAGTTGTGATATTAAATTCTTACATCTTGGGTGAATTATTATCTTCTTCTGACGTATTTTAATGCGAAGATCGTTAATTGCTGCTTCTTTTTCATCTTTACGTGTTGGAATAAATATCATATTATGAAGCTGTGCTAAATCATTTAGAAGAATAGGCTCATTATCACTAATTCTCATATAAACTTTATGAGTAATACCTTCTCGGTTCCAAAGTTGAGCTTCCTTAAGTTTAATCATTGATGCTATATTTTCTGTTGTAACTTGATTACCGTTAACTACAAATTCGTCGTCTATAATTAATTTAGCACTATTAAAATCAACGTATCCAAATAGAACACCTGTATTATCTACA